CTCAGTTCAACAACAGGACTTACAGATTCGGAGGGCGTAGGAATTAGATATAATATTGATCAATTAGCAAATCTCTATTCAACCCTTACAGCTCAGGAAATTAATTATTATTATTCGTCAATTGCTGAATTTATTAGTCCTAATTCGTTTACTATGGATGACAGCGCAGATTCGAATACCCCGCTTATGTCACTTTCTTTAGAAACTATGGACAATAATATGTTCACAAGATATGCAAGTGACTCTGCTTACTAGTATAAATAGAACTAAGAATTCTATATAGGATCGAAAATGACAAGACAAAATATTAATATCGGTACAAATGCGAATGACGGAACTGGTGATACCCTTCGTCAGAGTGGTACTAAGATTAACCAAAATTTTGTAGAGATCTATCAAAGATTCGGTGGCGATAGTGATATACTTATGCCAGGTATTCAATTTGATAGTAATGGAATTATCTTCGAAGGATCAAGTGTTGATAACTTCGAGACACGTCTTGTTGTAGAGGATCCAACTGCGGATCGTACGGTTACAATCCCTAATTATACTGGAGAGATTATTGTTGATAGTGCTACTCAAACGATGGCCAATAAAACAATAAGTGATGCAAAGCTAATACATCCAGACATTGCCGATTCCGCCGGCGCTACATATTTTTATTCGTTCATACCGATTGATGCTAGTTTAATGTCGAAAAACATTACTATAAATCTTCCTTCTCTTTCTGATAGTGATACATTAGTTACAAATACATCAGTATCTACTATGTCAGGTAAAACATTAACAGCTCCTACAATTATTGCGCCTACAATTGGTAGTAGAATAGATGATTCGAATGGAGCGCAGTTAATTAAGTTAACTGCTACTACTTCTGCAATTAACGAGATTACCATTGCCAATGCTGCTGCATCTAGTGGCCCTAATATTTCTTCTACTGGTACTGATACAAATATTAATTTGAATTTAACGGCAAAGGGTACAGGTGCTGTTAGACCTAGTAAAATGGCTTTAAATCATGCAGTACAAACTGCAGATGGTGCTGTTAGTACTTCAAGATCATTTATTATCTTTAGTAAATCAACCGCTTTGGCTGCAACTCTTGCTGATGGTACAGTTACTGGTGAGATGAAAGTTATGATTAATCAGAATTCTGGTTTGGCAACGGTAACTCCAACTAGTTTTGCGCAAGGTACTTCTTTTTCGATTGCACAATATGGTGCTACACAAATTATATGGTCAGGAAATGATTGGTATATGATTGCTGACACCTCAGACTCGTATATCACAATTACTTAATAGGAAATAAAAATGGCTGCAATTGTAACAAATAGATTCAAGAAACAACTACTTGATACAGTATACAATGAAATTACTAGTGCAAATGACCGATATTATGTTGGTGTTGGTCGTTCTGAACAATGGGATAGCGCTGATACAGTGGTTAATCCTGAAAACAGTTTAAGAGCCGAACGTAATTTTAGAATGGCTATGCAGTCAGTAAAACAGATTGCAGACGTTTCATATGTTATCCCAAGATATAATTGGTCAACTGGAACAATCTATAATGCATGGGATGATGATCTTTCAGGAACACCATCAAATGCTTACTATGTTTTAACAGAGGATAACCAAGTATACGTTTGTCTAAAGGCTGGTAAAACGGCAGCAGGTATTGCAACTCCATCTACAGTTAAGCCAGTAGGATCTAGAACTAAAGCATTTGCAACAAGTGATGGTTATGTTTGGAAATATATGTATGGTCTTTCTGGAGCAACATCAAGTAAGTTTCTTTCATCTAACTTTTTACCTGTTCAATTTATTACTGATTCATCTGGATCTTCTGTTATTAGTGCAGTTGAAGGTCAACAAGCGGCAGTACAAGAAAATGCATCAAAGGGTCAAATCTTAGGTATTTTCGTAAGCGATGGTGGTACAGGATTTACATCAGCTCCATCTGTTACTATTAGAGGAAATGGTACAGGCGCGTCAGCAACAGCATTTGTATCTGGTGGATCAGTTGTTAAAATTGAAATGGATTCATCACAAGATAGTACAATGGTGATGGGTCATAGCTATGAATATGCAGATATTACTCTTACTGGTGGCGGCGGATCAGGCGTTGTAGCACGTGCTATTATTGGTCCTGACTCTGGACTTGGTTATAATCCCATTAAAGATTTAAGATCTTCTTCAATTATGTTTAATGTCAAGCCGGCAGGTGCTGAAGGTGGTGACTGGATCATTAACGACCAGGACTATAGACAGGTAGGGGTAATTAAAAATCCGAAGAATAATGCTTCACCTGATTCGGATTATACAGCTACAACTGGTAAAGTGTTAAGATATTTACTTTTAACATCAGCAGCAGATGCAGCAACATTTACAAAGGACATTACAGTTCTTGGTTCGAACTCTGGCGCACAAGCAGTTATTGACGATATAGATAGTGATAAGATGTATGCACACCAGAATGAAATTACAGGATTTGGTGAATTTAATGAAGGTGAACCTATTACTGGCGGTGGTGCATCTGGTACTTTAATTAGTGCTGGTGCAGATGCAGACTCAGATGCTTTTTATGATGACGATGTTAATAGATTCAGTGGTGAACTACTTTATCTTGAGAATAGAGCAGCAGTAGCAAGAACTGCAGATCAAACTGAAGATATTAAAGTTATTATTACACTATAAGGTAAAAACAAATGGCGACATTACTTACTAGCGCAACATTTTCGAATACTTATAAGGACGATCACCTCGATAGTGATGGCTATTATAGAATCTTATTTAATAGTGGACGTACCTTGCAAGCTCGCGAACTTACGCAGATGCAAACCATTATTCAAAAACAGATTGAAAGATTTGGAAGTAATATTTTTAAAGAAGGCGCTGTTGTAAAGCCCGGTGGTGTACACTTAAATCAGAAATATGAATTTATTAAATTAAATACAACTACTAATAATTTACCAGCAAATACAGCAGCACTAGTTGGTACTTCTTTTACTGGCCAGACATCTGGTGTTATTGTTAAGGTTATTGAAGTTGTTGCTGCAACAGCAACTGACCCTGCAACATTATATGTACAATATACTAGCACTTCGGCTTCACTCTCTGCGACTACAGTTCCTATACGTATGCAGGCAGGAGAGAATATCGATAATGGATCAACTACACTTACCGTACAAACTACAAATACGGTAGCAAATCCTGCTATTGGTACTGGTGCTAGATTTTCTATTGCTTCTGGTATTTACTATACGCAGGGGTACTTTGTTTTTACCGAAGATCAAAGTAAGATTATTTCGAAATATTCAGATGCACCAAATGCTAATGTTGGCTTTAAAGTTATTGAAGACATTGTAACGACTGCAGATGATACAGGACTTTTCGATAACCAAGGCTCAACACCTAACCTTTCCTCACCTGGTGCCGATCGATATCGAATTAGATTAATTATTGCAGAAGAATCAGAAATTGATTCCGATGAAAACTTTTTACATATTGCTACGATTAAAGGTGGCGTAATCTATAATTCTGTTAAAGTTACAGATTCTTATAAAGTACCTAATGACGTAATTGCTCAGAGGATTTTCGAAAATTCAGGTAATTATATCGTTAAGCCGTTCTATGCAAAGTTTGATGAAGATTCTGATTCTGGATTTTTACAGTTGCAAGTAAGTGATGGTATTGCCGTTGTTGAAGGTTATAGAGCTGCTAGATATGCACCTACAACTCTTCGCCTTGGTAAATCTAGTACCACTAGTATTATTAACAATGAAGTCGTATCTGCTGATTTTGGTAATTATGTCTTAGTATCACCATCTGGAAATACTAAAGGCTTGCCTAACATTAATTCTTTGGAGATAATGAATCTTCGAAGTGCAGTTAATTATGGCGGATCTACAATTGGTACTGTTAGAATAAGAGCAGTTAGTGAAGATGGCGCCAATTACAGATACCATTTATTTGATATTAAAATGAATTCAGGTCAGGCTTTTAGAAATGTTAAAAGTATCGGTACTTCTTCAAGTAATTACTTTAACCCTACTTTAGAAAATTCTAAAGCGGTTCTTAAAGAGGCTCAAAAAAATAGTCTACTATTCTCTTTACCAAAAACTAGACCCCAGACTTTAACTGATATTTCATTGGCTTCTCAGCGTAGATTTTCTACTACTACAAATGCTTCTGGTGAAGCTAATATTTCATTATCAGCATCAGGCGAAACTTTTAGTAATACTGGAGACTGGGTGTTTGCAAATGCAGATAGCGATATATTCTCAGGATCAGTATCTGTAACAGGTGCTGGTACTGCAGCAGCTACAATTAGCGGTCTTCCTGCTAGTTCTAGTAATATGGAAATATTAACATATGTTAATAAAGCTAGCGCTACAGTACGAACAAAGACTATAACTAACAGATCTGTTACAACAACTATTGATTCAGATGGAAATGGTACTCAATTTGTTCCGTTGGGTAGAGCAGATATCTTTGATGTATCAGAAGTAATTAATGCTGCAGATAGTTCAGTTAGTTATTTAAATAGATTTACTTTAGATAATGGACAAAGGGATAATTTTTATGCTCTTGGTAGGATGGTGCTAAATGGTGGTAGTTCTGCCCCTGGTGGAAATATACATGTTAAATTTAGACATTTTACACATGGTACTTCAGGAGATTTCTTTGCCGTTAATTCTTATACCGGTCAAGTAGCTTATTCACAAATACCTTCCCATAGATTGAATAATGGTAATACAATTAATCTAAGAGATGTTTTAGATTTTAGACCAGTACAGGATACAAGTGAACAATATACTAGCACTTCAAACGGTGCAAGAATAAATGAGCTTCCTCAGCCTACTGATCTAATCCAAGCTGATGTCAGTTACTATTTGGCTAATTCTGGTAAATTAGTTATTAATACAGAAGGTGTTTTGAAATTTATACAGGGTACTCCTAGCATAAATCCTAGTCCTCCGGTAAGACCGGATCAAACATTGGGTCTTTATAATATCAGGCTTGGGGCAAATACCCTTAATGACTCTGATGTATTATTAGAGAAAATTGATCATAAAAGATTTACAATGCAGGATATTACTCAGCTTGAAAAAAGAGTCGATAAGTTAGAAAGACTTACATCATTTACAATGCTTGAGCTAGATACTAAGAACTTTGACGTCTTGGATTCTGCAGGTACCAATAGAACTAAGTCTGGTTTCTTTGTCGATAATTTTACTAGTCAAATCCTATCTGACACAAAAAATGTAGATTACGCGGCATCGATCGATCCTTTAAAACAGTTATTAAGACCTACGTTTAATGAAGACAATGTTAAGTTAATATACGATTCAGACGAATCTATTAATACTGTAAAGAAAGGTGATAACATCTATCTTAAGTATTCAGAAGCAACTTATATTAACCAAAATCTTGCAAGTAATTCAATCCAAATTAACCCATTTGCTGTTATTGTACATGAAGGTATTGTTACTCTATCACCAGCATCAGATGAATGGCGCGATGTAGATTTTGCCGCTAATAAAGTAATTGATGGTGGAACTAAACTTGATACTAATCAAGCATATATGTGGAATAACTGGTCATGGAATTGGGGTGGACTAGAATTAGAAGATTTAAAGGTTGGCTCTACAACTAATGTTAAAGATGAATCAAATAGTTCACAGAATGTTACAAACGTAAATAAAGTTGTAGCAGAAGAAACTATTATTGAACTAGTAGGAGAAAGATTACTTAACGTTGCTCTTATTCCTTTTATAAGATCAAGGAAGATATTCTTTAAAGCCCAAGGTCTAAGACCTAATTCTAAAGTGTTTGCTTTCTTCGATGGAAGAAACGTTGCTAGCTGGGTAAGATCAGAATCTTTCCAATATTATTCTAATAATCCTGTTGATTACGGGAATATCTATACAAGAGCGCCCGGTCACCCTGATGGGGCAACAACACTACAAACTAATTCAGATGGTGAAGTAAATGGTAGCTTCTTTATACCTAATACTAGCGCTATAAGATTTAGAACTGGTAAAAGATTATTTAAGATCCTAGATATTAGTGTTGATAAAGAAAATGACGCAACTGCAGTTGCTAGAGCAATTTACGCTGCTACTGGATATTTAGATACAGTACAGAAAGAATATATGTCAACTCGAGTTCTGCAGATTGAAGCAGTTCGCAATGTTACTAATAAATATTCTTATAATGATGGCGGCGGCGGTGGAGATGGAGAGGGTGGCGGAGACGGGCCTGGTCCTGGCGATAATGCTAACTCATGCTCAGGTACAGGTGTAAGTGGCGTAGGTGATATGAGTGGTGGTAATGAGCCAGGTGCAGGAGGCGGTTCGAACTCCGGCGGTGGAGATGGGACTGGCGGCGGCCCTGGCACTTGGATTTGTACAGCTACTTATGATTTAGGATTAGTTAGTCATGATCACTTTAAGATCCTTCGTAAATACGGTATAGGATTAAGAAGATCGGATCCTTATATGATGAAAGGCTATGATATTATTGGCCCTTATATTGCATCAACAATTAAGAAAAACAAGACTATGGCAAGTTTCGGCTTAGCTCTATCAAATTATTATAGAGATCTAGAGGCAGGGAAAGATCTTTCCTTTAATCAGAAAGTTATATCGATATTTTCTAGGGGAATAGTTAGACCAATATATAGAGTTGTAGGATTTGTTTCAGATATAAGAAAAAAGGTTAAATAAATGGCAACCTCTCTAGGATATAAAATTAATAAAAATCCAATAGCTCAATCATTTTTTATCGATGAGCCTAATGGAATATATGTTACTAAAATTGATCTTTATTTCGCAGCTAAGGATTCATCATTTCCTGTACAATTACAGATAAGACCTATGAGAAATGGTTCACCATCATCAGAAGAAATTATTCCTGGTACTCAGATATTAGTCCCAGGTGGTAGCGTAAACACATCGACCAATGCGACAGCAGCAACTACTTTTACATTTGTTGAACCGGTTTTTCTAAAGGGTTTAACCGATTATGCAATGGTTGTTACTGCAGACTCTGTAGACTATAAAATATTTGTTGCGCAGATTAATGAATTTTTAGTTGGCTCTACGGAAAAAAGGGTAGATAAACAACCTGTTCTTGGTAGTTTATTCTATTCCCAAAATTCAGTAACTTGGACACCCTCTCAAAATGAGGATCTAACTTTTAAACTATATCAGGCTAAGTTTAATTATACATCAGGTGCTGCTACATTCCATAACGCTTCTGTACCTAAAAGATTGTTAAATATAGATCCTATTTCTACTACAGGTTCTAGTAGTACAGTAACAGTTAAACATAAGAATCATGGATTTGTAATTGGAGATATTGTTAACATCTCAGGTGTAGATTCATCAGGCGTTGGTGGTATTAACTATAGTTCATTAGTTGGTAATAGAACGATTACAGCCCTAGATCATACAGGTTACAGATTTGTAGCTGATTCTGCTGCAGATTCAGATGTTATTGGTGGAGGATCAGGCGTACTAGCAACTAAAAATATACCATATTCAATTATATATCCCCACACTCAATATTTAGTTCCTGGTAGAACAACTGTTAATGCCGGTGTAAAAACAACTAGCTCAAAATCATATGCCGGTTCTGAAACTGCTTATCAAAAAGATGCGGTCTTTAACTTTATGACTCTTAATAAAAATAACATATCTAATCGAATAAATGTTATTGCAAACGATGCTAGTGAAAATGCAGAGTTAGGTACTGGTGTTAAATCTCTAGATATGACTATTAATATGCAAACGGCGGATTCGAATGTAAGTCCTATGATTGATGCACAACGTGTGTCGATGACTGGTATAGCATATGATATTGATAAACAAGATTCTACGGCAACTAGTGGATTTAACGTACCTCTTAATTTTGTTAACGAGACTTCACCAACTGGTGGTTCTTCAGCATCTAAACATATTACTTCACCAGTTACACTGGCACAAGATGCTGTTGGTATTAAGATATTATTAACTGCTAATAGACCTTCAGCCACAGATTTTCAGGTATATTATAGAATTGCAGCAAGTGATGAAATATTAAATGATATTAACTGGGTATTAGTATCGGAACAAACAAACAATCCTTCTGATGAAAATCCATTCCAATATAGACAATATCAATATATCGTTGGTGGACCAGGCGGTAACTTACCGGCATTTACTCAAATGCAATTAAAGATTGTATTTAGAAGTACAAACTCCGCAAAAACAGCGGCTATTAAAGATTTAAGAGTTATTGCTTTAGGCGTTTAATTATGAAAGAAATTATAAAAGTTGAAGGTCACCCTGGATTTATTAGGAATGCAGATAATAATGTAATACTTAATATAAATAAAACTGAAATAGAAATTGCCCGCGAGCGAAAAAGACTTAGAAAACAAAAAGAGAATGAATTCGAAGAACTAAAGAATGAGGTTAGTGAAATTAAGGGATTACTTCTTAAACTTATAGAGAAACAGTAATGGCAAAAAGTATCATTAATCTTACCGATAATATAGCAACCTGGGTTAACAAGGCGAATACAACTGTTAATCGAGTTGGTGATCTTGCGAATTTAAATACTAGCCAAGACTCAAGTTTGGTTGGATCAATAAATGCCCTTGACAGTGATATCAGAGGTTTTCTAGATTCTAATAGAGAAGCCTTTCAAAATGCCGATAGTGATATTTTAGTTACTGTAGCTAATAATGACAGTGATATTAGAGACCTTCTTGATTCTAATAGACAAGCCTTTCAGAATGCAGATAGTGATATTAGAGACCTTCTAGATTCTAATAGACAAGCCTTTCAGAATGGTGATAGTGATCTAAGGGCTCTTATTGATATTCTAGATAGTGATATGGGTGACAGAACCGCTCTTATTACTACAGATAAAGAAGATCTTGTTTCTTCTATTAACGAAATTAAAGCCCAAGTTGATGCTTTAGATAGCTCAACTAATAGTACAGTTGGGGACTTAAATAACTTAACAGATTCTGCTCAAACACTAGTGGATGCTGTAAACGATATTACTAGTGATTTAGATTCAGCAACATTCGATCAAAGAGTAAGAGATTTATTTGCTGCAACCGGTGATTTAACATATGATAGCTCTACCGGACAATTTGGTGTAACGGTTAATAGTGAAAGTATCCAGGATGCTGTTGGTAGTGCTATGACTGCCGGCACCCAAAATGGTATTTCAGTAACCTATAATGATGCAGGCAATGCTTTCGACTTCGATGTCAACGATCCGGTACTTACTATTTCAGGTGACGCGTCAGGATCCGCAACTATGACTAACCTAGGTAATACTACAATTAGCGTATCTTTGGCTGCTAATACTGTTAACTCAAGTGAGTTAGCAAGTGCAACTAGATTAAGGATATATAATTCATCAGGAAGTGTAGTTAAGGATCTATATGGATCTGGATCTTAAAACTAAAGGTAATTAGATTATGGGAAATCCAATTAAATTAAGAACTGATAATGATCTTCAGCAAATGACTACTGCTGAAACAGATTATATTCAATATGTAATTCTAAATGATTTTGCAAATACTTCTACAACTGGTGTTGGTACAGTTTCAGTTAATCCAGCTTCAACAAGTGGTCTTACCTTAATTGGTACATTTGCAAATACAAGAAGAACAGAATCAGTAGGTACACATCCTGCATCAGGTACTACAACAGTAGTAGCAAACTATAATTTCTATCAAGATAGACGTACTGCTAGTGAAAGTTTAACTGACTATAGACCAGTTGAGCTTAATGGTACTGATATCAAAGAGATGACCGATGGAAATGCCAATGTTGGATTTATCGATTCTACCCAAGATAATTTTGCAGCAAGTGGATTAGGATCTTATGCTCTTCAACCAACTGCGCCATCAGGTGGTACATGGACAGCAAGAGCAACTATTTCTAATACTGAAGTAGATGGTTCTTCAAATAATACCTATCTTTGGCAAAAAACTACTCCAGCTTCAGTACCTACAACAGTAAGGCCTATTCGGAAAAGATCAGATAATGATCTTCAAGAAATGACAGACGCTAACATTGAAAGGTGGACTGCAAGATTTAGAAATAGAGCAGTAGCAGGTATTGGCCAATATGCTTTATCTACGAATGCACCGACTTCTGGTGGTACATGGGCAAGACGTGGTAATGCCTTTTATGATACACGTAAGCAAATTGCTAATGTAAACTATGCTGGTACCTATACTGGTTCTTTTACAGGAAATTATACTGGTACCTATACCGGTTATTATAGCAGAAACTTTACCGGTTATTATAGCAGAAACTTTACTGGTTACTATAGTAGATCATTCACTGGTTATTATGGTAGAAGTTTTGCTGGCAACTATACCAGATTTTATAGTGGATCTAATTACGGTACGTATACCGGCTATTATAGCAGATCATTTACTGGCTTCTATTCGAATAGTTTTGCTGGTACCTATACCGGTACATTTGTCGGTACCTACACGGGTACATTTGCTGGCAACTATACCAGAAACTTTTCTGGTACATATAGTAGAAACTTTACTGGATATTATACCGGAGCAACTATACAAAGTTCTAATGAAAATGTTTCAAACATGTCCCTATGGGTAAGAACTGCATAAATAAATTATTATTATATTCTGGAGTATATGAATGGAAAATATTAAAGTACACCCGGCTCCCCCAGAGCCCGCGAAAGAAACCCCAAAAAGAATTATTAAAAATCCCTGGTGGGGAAATGTAGAAAAGACAATTGTACGTTGTCAATTCTTTATGGAAAATGGTGAAATCTTAGAGGCATCAGTTTCTGATACTGAAGAAGGTAATCCTGATTGGTACGAGATCATGGAAACCTTTGGGCTAGAAGATATTGATAAAAGAACCCAAGCTTTTATTGATGCCCACGAGGAACAACATCGAAAAGAAAAAGAATGGAAAAAAGATCAACAGGAAAAACAAAGGAGTGACGCTTTATTTTCTGCAAAGCTAGAAGCCTTTGAAATGGATCTTATTAAAAATTCTAAAAACCGTGAATTAAAATCTATGATACGTAAAGCAAAAAATATTATGGAAGTTACTACATATGCTAGTGTATTAGTTATGAAAGAATTTGAACTTGGAACAAAAGAATAACGGATTTCTATACGTTGCATCTCTAGAACATTGTTTTATAACAGCTGCTAGATATTCTGCTTCTAGTTTAAAAGATTATTGGCCTGAATCTAATATTACTCTTTTTACACATAAAGAGTGGGTTACAGAAGCAGACTATGATCTTTTTGATAATATTATTACAGAAGATGTTCCCTATCATAAACGATCTAAACTGTGGGCTCTTGATAGAACACCATATGATCTAACGTGCTATATTGACTGTGATACAGAAATTATGCACGAAGATATACAATATATCTTTGATCAACATAATATAGAAAGTGACATTACTTTAACCAAAGTAAGAGATTATGCTGCATCTACTGATAATTATTTTAATGGTGGATCATTAACAGACCATTGTGGATTATTTGTTTACAATAGTAAACCAAGAACATTATCCTTTATGAATATGTGGTGGCATCTATATTGCGATCAGCAGGATAAACAAGCATTTAATATAGAAGCTGCTGGATATCCTACCTATCTCAGACAATGGGATCAATTTACATTTTGGTATCTTCAAAATAAAACTGAATATAAAATCAAGCGTGGATACTTTCCGGATCCTGATGCTAAGTGGAATTTCGTGCACATATATAGACAGGAAGAACTTCAAGGACATGATATGGTTATCTGTCACAGAACTATACCTAACGATATGAGAGACTAATGAAAGAAATTGAATTAAATAATCCTGAAGTAAAAGAAATCCTGGATAACTTCTTACAATGGTTTAAGTCTATTGATACTAATTTAATTAAGCTAAAAGGGGTACCGGATACAGATGAATATTATACTGGTGAAGAATATTTTGAAGAAGTGAATAAGCCAGACCATGTTGGATTCCCAGAAGATTCATATGGCCAGGATCTAACAGATATTGAAGCTACTCCTATTGAATGGAGAGATAAAATCAGAAAATTAGATGAAGATCTAAAAGCAGCTCTAGGATCTCCAACTTGTGCTGTTAAGATGTATTATCCATCAAATGGATTTATGGGTTGGCATAACAATTGGAATTGTCCAGGCTATAATATCCTTTTTTCCCATACAGATAATGGCAAAGGATTTTTTAGATATAAGAATCCTACAACAAATGAAACATTTACCATACCAGATAAACCAGGATGGACTGCTAAAGTAGGATATTATGGATCATTTGAAGAGCACGATAAAGAGAATGTTTATTGGCACTGCGCCCGGGCGTACGAAGACAGATTAACCTTAGGCTTTGTTATTCCAGATGAAAACATGTGGGAAATGATGATTGAAGATATATCTGAAAAATAGGGGTTTACAAACTAGAATTATTATGATATAATAAGCTATGGTTTCGGAAGGGAATAGATTACTGTAAACCTATTACCATATATCTTTCATAACCGTTCGGCATTTCTAAAGTACCAGAATATAAAATATCACGTAATCCAGATTTAGATTCTAGTTCTTCAACATTATGTACACAATTAATATGCTCTTCTAGATGAAACATATTATTACTTTGTAATGCAAATATACAATTTTTATTGTACTTTTTATCTTTTATTAGTACCGGTAGGTCAGGCATATGTTCTGATGAAGTATTAATAACTAATTGTGTACATATATCTATTCTTCCGGGATTTGACACATCATCAACTCGAGTTTTATAAACTAATTCATTAAGTTTTAGTGAACTATTAATATTTCTACAGATTTTTATAGCGGATTTATCAATATCGATATTTTCTAGTAACCCAATATCAAACCTATCTCTTAAAAAATCTATAAGGGGATATCCGTACCAACCTCCAAAAAGTTGTATATTGATAGGTTCAGGTACCGGTAATTGAGATAGTTCATTAACTAACCATTTTTTACATTTTATTTGTAAGGGACTTACACTATCTAATAAAATTTTAATTTTTTCAAGATTATTATCCTTACTATACTTCCATAACATTCTCCAATATATTTCATTAATCCCAGTAGTGTTCAAGTCCATGATATGCATCATCCCCTATCAAATATTTACCATTAGGTATATCACCATTCGTTTTCTTATTCCATCCATTTACAATACAAATATTATATTCAGGGTCATAAAAATATCGACCTCCTAGTTTAGGATATATCATACCTCTACCCCAATTTATATCCTTATCTATGCCATATCCCCTAGAATATATTTCCCTTTCCGGAAACCAATTTAAATTTTCCCAAAAATGGTAATAGAGAAAAGAATCGATGCCTTTATATTTTATCATATAAAAATCTGGGTTATTAAAAAATTCTTTCCATGCCCATGTACAATTACCAATCCAAATCATAACAGAAGAATTCATATCCATATCATAAGTTATATTTTTATATAATTTAGGATTTATCTTTTCTCCTTCAATAGTTCCTGTTTCCTTATATAAAAAGTTTTTCCAATATGCACGTATTACCCGTATCTTACCATCTTCCGCATAATTTCTATAGTGCGTAATATCATTTTGGATTACTACATCTAGATCAAAGAAAAGATTAACATCATTGTTTTGATTTTCAAATAGAGTTAATTTCCACCACCAGTTTTCTAAATCATAATTAGGTAAAGGTTCTATTTTAATATCCGGATGGATATCTGTAGGATTTTCTGTGTAACAAATAAAATTAAAATCACTGTGGAAGTTTTTACACACCATACGATATAATCTGTTAACATGCTCGTGACTAAATTTATCACCCCACTTTAGACATATAATATTCATTAATCACCAATATATCAAGTTCAGTATTATTAAAAGTTCTAATAGCTTCTGTTGGTTTTTCTACAATAGGTTCTTTGCAATTAAAACTAGTATTCAACAACATAGGAATACCTGTTATTTTATAGAATTCATTTATCAAATCATAAAATCTTTCGTTCTGTTGTCTATTTACAGTTTGTATACGAGCAGTTCCATCGACATGGGTTACACC